ATGGATGTCGTAGAAGACGCCTTAATGCGCGCCAAAGAAAGCGCTCACCTGAGCGCTCGATTTGTCAGCTTCCTGACATTGATCCTGCTGCCTTTGGTTCTAGGTGTCTGGGTTGACAAAGCGGACCCGGCAGCGGTTGGAAACTTCACCTTTTGGGCGGTCATCGCCGTCATCTTCGTGATTCAGACGTTCGTATATTTGAAGTTGGATAGGAAGGCTGCTGAAGACACGCCGCAGTTGGTCTTCGCGTACAACGAGGTCGTACACTCGAACGAACGGCTCACCATAGAAGCCATAGAAGTATCAACTAGCCTTGAGAACACGATCGCCGCGCAGACCTTGGGGCGGACGTGGTCCGCGCAGCAAACCCACTTCGACCTGTTTTTCAAAGCCGGGTTCGGAACCGTGAAGGACGCCTGCGAAGCTATTATAGAGCCGCTGCTGGGCCAGGCGGGCAAGGTCTTCGCTTGGGGGTACGATGACCGATGGACCGTGTCAGTCTACAGGTGGAACGCTGCATCAAGTCTGCTTGAGCCTGTTTGGTGGAAGAGAGCGAGTGAGCACCCATCGAGCGGCACTCCTCGTACATGGCGGGACGGTGAAGGCCATTGCGGAACGGCATTCATGAGCCAGCAAACGCTCTTTACCGACGACTTGAACGACCAAAGTACTTTCAACAGAGTTCGCCCAACACCGGGGAATATGCGCGACTACGATCACGAGGTGTATCGATCCTTCGTGACGGTGCCACTCACCATTGCGCTTCCGGACGGTCCGGAGGAAGGACTGCGCCTAGGAGTGGTTACGCTGACCAGTGACGTGATGGGCCGTTTCGGCGAGACGAACGTTGGAGTCGCTGAGCAGCTTGGGGATGTGCTGGCGCAGGCGCTCTATATCGACCATGTTGCGCAAGGCGGATCGAGCGCGTACGGGCCCGGAGATGACGGAGAGCGAAGCGATGACGAAGCGGAATGAGGCTACGACGGGCTCACTTTCGTTCAAGGATCGCACCCTTTCAAAGGCGGCGGCGAAGGAGCTCTTCAACACGAAGTCGCCTCATGTCCTCGGCGGCATCATCGACACTACTGTCGGACGGATAAAGCAAGCCAAGACAACCAAGGCGGAAAAAGCTACCGACGCATACTTCGCGTACAGGACTGTAAAGCTAGGCCCCTTAGGCGGAGATGCCAGGGCAGTTCGGCTCCGAGGTGGCGTCTCCAAGGCGCATGGAAAGTCACGCGAAAACGCCTAAAGGTGACGTGATTTGCGCCTGTGCGGGCAGCGATTCGTGAGGCGGTGGCCGGGTTCCACCTGGATCTTGCAGCATTCGGAGAGCACCAACTCAGCGCCCGTCGTGCTGCACGCCATCGAGCAGACGGCCGGCCGATTCCTTGCCGCAGCACTCGCGGCTGGGCGCCTGGAGGGGGCGCTCGGCTGATCCACATCAGGCCCGACCTTTCCGATGCGGTCGCCGGGCCCTCACGCTGCACAGGATGATCACGACCGCAGGTGCACGGTCGTGTACCGCTTCATCTCCGACCAGTAGTCCTCGACCGCCTCGATCAACTCCGCCAGATAGTCGGGCCGCAGGTGTCGGTAGTTGCGCTTGTTCGTGCCTTCACCGATGTGCCCGGCTGCCGCTTCGATCTGCGCCTCAGGAACGCCGCGCGCGTGCATCTCCGTGATGATGGTGTGGCGCAGCGTGTTCGGCGTTCCGCGTCCGCGCAGCTTCGGCCGCGGGTTCGTCTCGGCCAGCTTCCGGCGTGGCGGCAGGCTGACCGGCTTGCCTCGCGCGTCCAGCACTGGCCGGCTGATGCCCGCTTCCACCAGGCAGGCATCGAAGGCATTGCCCAGGTCGTAGCAGTCGCGCTCGAAGAACTCCGGCACGGCTGGATCGGCCCACTTCGCGGGGGCCCGTTCTGCCCGGTACTTGATGACCTTGCCGGTGATCCCCTCCAGCCAAGGTGCCAGCGTGGGCGCGATCGGCACGATGGACCGGCGCTTGGACGTCTGGTCGCGATCCGGATCCAGGAAGAAGATCAGGCCGCGGTCGATCTGGTGATCGTGCAGGTCGAGGATCGCTTCGCTTCGGCCGCAGGTGCTCAGCGCAATGAGCGAATAGAGGAACACGTGGTGTCGCTCGGGTCGGCTCCAGGCAGCCTCCAGCAGCGCCGCAACCTGCTCCATGGAATAGGTCAGATCGCGCGGCTTCGCCTTCTCCTTCCCGTCTACGTCCTTCACGAACGGGGCGGCCTCGATCAGCTCTTCCCGCCACGCCCAGTTGAGCGCGCCGCGCAGTGCGGCAAGGTCGCGGCTGATCGTGTGGCCGCCGACGTCTTCTCCCTTCCGGAAGGCGATGAACCGATCCACGAACGTCTTGTTGACGTCGGCGACGGTCACGCCGCCGGTGATCCGGCCGAGGCGTTGCTCACGATCGAAGAAGCGGAGGAGGTGCTGGACGGAGATGGCGTAGCGCGCGCTATCCGCCTTGGTGGCGACATGATCCCGCATCCAGCCGGTCAGCAGCTCGGGCACCATCGCCTGCGCCTTCGCCTGGGGCGCGGCCGGCTTGCTCGCCTCCAGATAGTGGCGCGCTAGCGCTTCCCGCGCTGCCTCGGGCGGCTCAGCGCTGCCGCCTCCTCCAATGCCTGTCTTGCGGCGGCGCCGTGTACGAGCGGCGGGATCGTACCAGCAGATGCTCCAGTCGTCTCGCTCGGCTCGGTATTCGAGCCAGTAGGAGCCGAGTTGGACGCGCTCGGCGCTTTGGGCCTTCTGTCGCGCCATGTGGAGACCAGCTCCTTCCTGCGTTCATTGGTGAGGATGGAATAGGCGGGGGACTCAACCAGGGCGCGGACGACGTCCGGCGCCAGGTGCGCCCTGGTCCCGTTGCGGGCCGCGCGCTCCAGCTGGTCGGTGAGTTCGTGGAAGGGCAGGGTCACTGGCCCCTCCCGTGCGCCTTGTTGGCAAGCACCTGCGCGGCCGAAACCTTGCGCGGCTGGCGTCCGAGCCGCACGGCGAAGTGCAGACCGAACCATTGCAGCTCGACCTCCCAGACCTCGCCTTCCGCCTCGTCCGAGAAGTCACGCTCGACCTGGTCGAGGCGCCAGGTAGTGGTCTTTCCCCAGTCGTACCAAGGCTCCAGCCAAGGTGCGTGGCGCCGGATGGCATGGATCAGCCGGTTCATCGAACCATCTCCATCTGCCGCGACAGGAGCTTTTCCAGCCGCGCGAAGTAGGTCAGCCGGCTGGCGGTGCTGTCGTCGTAGAGCCACAGCATGTCGCCGCGCGGGTTCCACCACACGTCCTTCAGTAGGGCGGGATCGCGCGCAAAGAACACGCCGTGCGTCGGCATCATCGTCGCATAGTCCAGGCCGCCGCCTCGCGGCATGCCCAGCGGCGCATAGTCGCGGTTCAGCGGTAGGAACGCGTGCTTCCGCCCGGGATACTCCACCCGCTTCAGGAGGTAGGGCATCCAGACTTTGAAGAACGTCGGGCCGTACGCCATGCCGTACCCGCAGGTGAGCCGAGCCGCTTGCTCGGCGGTGATCGAGTGCCTCGTCATCGCCGTTTCCTTCCGTCGCGGCAGTACCCGCAGCGGCCGTTCACCAGCCGCGGCATGTCCTCGCCACATTCTTCGCATTCACCGGGTCGACCGACCGGGACCTGGACACGCGCGGCTGCGAGGCTCTGCTCGAGGTGCGTCTCGGTGATCGCGTTTGCGTGATCGACGTCGTCAGCCAACGGCCTGCTCCGTCCCCCCGGCCCATGCCGCGTGCGCCTCGAAGACGCTTGCCGGATCTTCGTCAGTTGGAAGCTTCGGCTCCGAACCAGCCAGGAACAGCTTCATGAACTGATCCCAGAGCCGCGCGACTTCCTGTGCCGCCTGGATCCGCGCGGTGCGGTCCTGTGTGGTGTCAGCGGTACCTCGCTCTGCCGCCGAATAGAGCGCGTGCAGGGAAAGGGCGGCAGCGTCGAAAGCGGCCCACGCCGCCTCCACGGGCGAGTTCTCGACTACCAGGCGGATCATGCTGCCGGCTCCCCGGTTGCCGCGGCCGGGCGCTTGCCGCGGACATCCAGCGCAAAGGACAGCAGTTTCTCGGTGTCGTCGAACCAGCCATGGCTTGCCCAGGACGAGCACGAAACCACCTTGCCGTTAGGCATCTGCACAAAGTTGCCGATGTCCTCTGGCTCGCTGACCCCATCATTGACGCCAGAGGCGGTAACAGGGCGGACATCTCCGTCGACGCAAATTGCCCAGCCGATCAACGGCACAGCTTCCACAGACCATTCGTCCGCGTCGTCTCCACCCGTGAAGACATGAAGGAAGCTGGTCCCCGGCTCCGAGGGGATCAGCTGGACAGGCGTCGCGCCAAACCGCTCCCAGGTTATCAGGCCAATGCTCGTGGTGCCGTCTTGCAGCCTCAGCTTGAGCATTTCCACGCCATGCTTGTTCACATCCGCCGACGCGCTGGCGATCTGGTGCATCGGGATGAAGCAGCTGTGATGATAAACGCCGGTCATGAGCGCAGATCCGAATTGATGGTTTCGAAGGGGACCGGAGACCGTTGAGCGGTGGCGATCAGACGCTGGAGCTTTCGAGCCAGTTGGTCGCACAGCGCCCGCGTCTTGGCCGGTGTCTTGGTCTCGACGCTGGTCGAGCTGAGAAGAGCGATCATCGACAGCATGGAGTCGATGACCTCGCCGCTGCGCACGAAGGCCGCGCGCGGCTGCCCAGGCTCCTCGACGATCGACACTTTCATGATCGCCTGCATGAGCGCCTCGGTGAAGCGTGCCTGATAGGCGTGGTCGATCTCGCTCATGCTGCTTCGCCCCGACGTAGAGGGAGCGATGCGGGCTGACCGTTCGACGGATCTGCGCCCATCGCCGCAAGGTCGACACCTCCGAGCTTCGCGAGATCGTCGATCGCGCTCCACAGCTGACGGATCTTGCCGTCCGCTTCTCGAAGCGCCGCCACGAAGTCGGGGTGGCGGGGATCCAACATGGCATGATCAGACCACGCCTCTTCCGCGAAAGCGGGGAACACCTCCCGCAGCTTTACCAGCACGCCCTCGATCGTCGTCGCGCGCGCGGTGAGGATGAGGTCTTCTGCCGCCGCGCGACGGACATCCGCCGCAGTGTTCCACGGGTGCCCCTCCAGATCGGGACCGAACGCGAACCAGTGCTCCTCGTCGCTTCGCAACTCCGCGAACGCGGAGAGAAGGTCGTCATCCCCCTGGACGAACGCGCCAAGCCGGCCGAACCGGCGGGCGTCCATGGTGAGGTGCCGCATGACCTCGTCCACGCGGGCCAAGTCCCAATCGCGCTCCTCCTCGATCAGCTTGAGCTTCACGGCGAGTTCGGCCGGGGAAGGGGCTGACGTCAGGTAGAGGCGGATGCGGCTGTCGTCATATGAGCTGACACGCGCGTCGAACTCCATCTCGGCAGCGAGGAGCGCAGCATCTGCAGCTTTGCGGTCATCCTCGGTCGCAGCATCGAACCGCCGGTGAGCCGCTTCGAGGGGACCGTCCCTGTAGGTCCGCATCTCGCGCTGGTCCTCGACGACGTTGTCGTAGAGGCGGCGCCAGTGCGCGAGCAGGCCTCCCATGTAGGGAGCTGGCGCAGTTGCGCGATCGAGCAGGTCGCCTGCATGGCGCTTGATTTCGTCGACCACGGCTTGGCCATCGTGGGGCGCGGCATCTGCGACGCCGAGCATCGCCGTGTCGCACAGCAGACGTACCGCCAGGATAAAGCCGTTCTGATCGGGCGGGGCGAGCCTGGCGAGTCCCACCGCGGCGCGGGCAGCGGCCTTGGCGAGCGGACGGTAGGCCTGCCAGTTCGGCTCTTTGCGGAGTTCCACGCCTGCGTCCGCAAAAAGGGGCTCGATGTGCTCGTCCCAGTGGGCGTCACGTATGGCGATCGCAGCCTCAGCTTTCGCCAACGCGGCGTGCCAAGCGGCGAGATCAAGCGGCTGGGGCTGCTCTGCCACCTCCTCGAGGGTCTGCTCCGGCAGGTTGCCGAACAACTGGTTTACCGCGGCAAGCGCCGCCGCTGGTGCGCGCGGGGTCGCCTGCGCGGCCGGGAAGTCGATGTCCTTGAATTGCGTTGCCATGTGCCGTCTCCCACGAGGTCGCAGGAGATGGGCGGAGGCTGCCGGGGCGAGCGCGCTTATCTAGCCTGCATCACCGTCTTCGGCCCGTAGGCGATCTGGTGACGGCAAACCGATACGGCATGTATCGACTCCTAGTCAATACGTGTTGTATCACTTGATGCTGCGGCCCACCCATTCCACCAAACCGACAAGGTTTGCGTCTTTGTCGAGTGGCACCGCTATGCCATCCAAGCTGTCCGGTAGGGCAATGCTCCGGCCGTCGCTGAGTCGTTTTGCCCAGCACACCAGAATCTCGTCGAAATTGCGCACCACCCAGAGCTGCGGCTGGGCCTTGATCTCACCCATCTCGCTATCCACCAACAGCATGTCACCCTCTTCAGCAACAGCCTTGGCTAAAGAAGGGGGGCACCTCATCATGAACATGAATCCACGTTCGAATTTCTCGCGGGGAACCGCGACAGTCTCTGGGTGAACGAAGTGAAACCTGGGGAAACCGGTCTCATCTTCGACTGCATCGACCGAATTGACGGTCACAGAGAGTTCCGGAAGAAAGAATAGGCCGAACGTTTCACAGGCAGCGTTCGCGGCTTCAACCGCATCATCTTTCCAGGTCATGCGCGGGAGCAGGGCCTCAGCGTACAGCTTGCCCAACGGGATCCGCCACGAGTCCGACTTGCCTAGTCCGAGATCGAGCAGCCAAGACGGTGCAACCTTGAAGGCTTCGCCGTAGATGATCGCCTGCTCAACATTGTATCCGCGGGTCCCGTTCTCATGATGACGGTAGGCGGCTTCGTTCCAGCCAAATCGACGTGCAGCGGCGGAAGCCGACTTGAAGCCGGCGGCTTGTCGCGCGTGACGTAGGCGCTCGTAGGGCTTTTCCATGCCTCGCTATACTCCGGGTTCGATACTGAGGGTATTGGCAAGGATCAATACGCAGTGTATTGCTGCCTGATGCAGACCGTTGAAGATGTCTATCGTCTATGGCCGTCGGCGGCCGCGCTGGCTCGTGACATTGGTGTCCCCGGGGTCACGGTGCGCCAGTGGCGCAATCGCGGGTACCGCATTCCTCCCCGGTATTGGCCCAGCATCCAACTGGCGGCCCGAGCGAAAAGCGCTGAGATTCCGCTGCACGTGTTCTTACCGGAATGAGCCGCCGCAAAGGATTAGGCCGGGGGCGGGCATTCGGATTGGGAGCCCGGCCGAACGACAATCGCCGCGTTGCCTGGACGGAGGCGGCGTCCAGCCGCCTCATCGGAGGAGACGCTGTGATGGGACGCCCCGGGCCTGCGGGCATGGCGCTCATGCGGCTGGCACAGTCGGCTGATAGCCCCTCAGTCATTCACCGGCACCGTGCACCGGACCACGTCCACGATGTCGTCCAGGATGTACAGCGCCGGCCCGTGCAGCGTCATCGAGTTCAGATCCTGCAGGCGATCAAGGAAGTAGTGGGCGACGTCGTTGCCCAGACCCTCCCGCATCATCGTGTCGACGAGCGCGGCAATCATGTTGCCGATCGCGAGCGCCGTGACCTGATTTCGCCGGCGGGCTTTTCGATCCTTCACCATGCATTCGGAGCTACGGCATGAACGCGCCGCATTTCCACGCGCCCCGTCGCACGTTTTCCGCGTCTCGCGCGGTCGAGGTGCAGGGCTCCGTGCTGACCGACATCAAGAACGACGACGCTGCCACCTGGAAGGACATTGGCGAGGTGCTCGGTAAGTCCGAGGACCGGGGCGCCGTCTACGGTGCCGGCACGTCTCCGATGGATCTTCCGACCTTCCTGCGCGGTTGCCGCGAGTGGAAAGGCCGCTTTGCCGATCCTCTTCTGGCGCTGGTGGGCGGGCGCTGGGCCGACGCAGGGGCTGTGTGCACCGGCGACGAAGCACATGCTTCGCTGACACTGTCGCAGCTGCTGCCGGCGATCATCGCCGCGGAGCTCGACGGCGAGACCACGGTCACGGAGATCGAGCCGCAGGAGGTGCTGATCCGTCGCGTCCACCGGATCACCGGCATGTGGCTCGACATGATCGCGGCCGAGCACGCGAGGCAGCCGGTATGAGCGCGGGGCAGGGCAGGGGCCGCATTGACGATGCCGAATTCCGGCGGCTCGTGGACGAGGCCAAGGAGCGTCACAACATCAGCGACGTCGTTCGTCGGCGCACCAAGGTTGTGCCCGCCGATCGTGAGCTGGTCGCGCTGTGCCTCTTCCACAAGGAGCGCACGCCCTCGATGCGGCTCAACGACGCCAAGGGCATCTACCACTGCTTCGGTTGTGGTGCGTCCGGCGACATCGTGAAGCTGGTGCGAGAGACCGAGGGTCTCGGCTTCATGGAGGCAATGCGCTGGCTGGGCGCGGCTGGTCTGCCGGCCGTGGATCCTGCTGCACGCATCCAGGCCGCCGAGGAAGACGAGCGGGACCGCCAGCGGGCGATCGGCCGGGCAGGGGAAGTCTGGGCATCGTCGGTGCCGGCGGCCGGCACGCCCGCGGAGGTATATGCGCGCTCGCGTGGCATCACCATGCCGCTCCCTTCTTCCATCCGCTTCGCGATGACGCCTGCGTGGTACGACGATGACGACGGGACCTGCGGACCTGACCTGCCGGCGCTCGTGGGCGCGGTGACGGACGCGACCGGGATCATCGGGCTGCAGCGCATCTTCCTCGCCAAAGGCGGAAGGGCAAAAGCCGCGATGCAGAAGCCAAAGCGCAGCCTCGGACGGATCAGGGGCGGCGCGCTCAAGCTGAGCAGCGGGCAGGGGTCTGCGGCGACCGAGATCATCGTGACCGAAGGCCCGGAGGATGGGCTCAGCCTCGCACAGGAGATGCCAGACCGCGAGGTGTGGGTCGCACTGGGCACGGCGATGATGCCGTTCATCGAATACCCGCTCGCGACGCGATCGGTGTGTATTGCGGGGCAGAATGACGCCGCTGGCCGCGCCGCTGTCGCGAAGGCGATCCCGGGCATCACCCAGCGAGGGTTTGCGGTCCGGACGATCTGGCCAGCCGAGAAGTTCAAGGACTGGAACGACCAGCTGCGGGGGATCCGCGCATGATCGGCGCCTTCGACCAGCAGATCGCGGCCGCCGACACGGTGAGCCCACTGCACAACGCGGAAGCGGAGATCAGCCTGCTCTGCGACCTGATCGACGATCCCCGACGCATCGATCTCACGGCCGACGGCGGTCTCCGCGCGGGCGACTTCTCCGTCCCGCTCTACGGGCAGATCTACGCCCGCATGCTGGAGATGTCGGCCGCCGGCACCGCGATCGACACGATCACGCTGGCGCCTTTCTTCGCGACCGAAGACGAGTGGCCGCGCGCCCGTGGGGTGCTGGCTGCGGCGGCAATGAACTCGGGGCCGCTGACCCGCACCAAGGGCTACTTCGACCAGATCAGGATGCTGTCGCAGCGCCGGCGGATGACGGCTGGCCTCCAGGATGTGGTCGTCTCCGCGCGCAACCTCGATGTCACACGCGAGGAGCTGCTGGCGCAGGCAGACGAAGCGGTCGCGGAGATGGCCGACCAAATCGTCACGCAGCAGGACACCGTCGGCGCCTATGCGCAGGCTGTGATCGACAGCTTCGGCAAGCCGATCGTCGGCGTACGCTGCGGGATCATCGGGTCTCTCGACGACAAGATGGGTGTGCTGCGGCCGACGAACATGGTGGTCGTCGGTGGACGTCCGGGCATGGGCAAGACGTCGGCCGTCACATCCTACTCGATCGGCGCCGCCATGCGCGGGCACGGCGTCCTCATCTTCTCGCTGGAGATGAGCGCGGACGAGCTGACGCGCCGGATGCTGGCCGACATGTGCTGCTCGGTGGATGCGAGCGTGCCCTATGAGGCGATCCGCGATGGCACGGTGAGCCAATCCGACCTGCCGGCGGTAATCGCGGCGAAGAAGCGGCTCGATGCCATGCCTCTCGAGATCAACGAGACGGGTGAGCTGACCCTGGCAAAGCTTGTGCGCCAGGCCCGCTCTCACAAGCGGCGGCTCGCCGCGAAGGGACAGCGGCTTGAGCTGGTCGTGGTCGATTACCTCCAGCTGATGAGCCACAGCCGCAAGGGCATGTCGCCGTACGAGCATGCCTCGGAGGTTAGCACCGGGCTGAAGGCGTTCGCCAAGGCCGAGGACCTGACCGTCATGGCAGTCGCCCAGCTGAGCCGCGACCTGGAGCGCCGGCCGGACAAGCGGCCGATGCCGTCGGATCTGCGCGACAGTGGCCAGATTGAGCAGGACGCCGATGTGATCCTTTTCGTCTACCGCGAGGAGGAATACCTCCGCCGCGCAGAGCCGGAAGACCAGTTCGGCCCGAAGTACGAGGCCTGGCGCACCGACATGGAAGCGGTTCGCAACAAGATCGAGTTCATCGTCGCGAAGCGCCGCAGCGGTCCGACAGGGAAGGCCATGGGCTGGTTCTTCGGCGCGAACGCCGCCGTCCGCGGCAGCGACTTCTATCAGAATGGAGCGTGGCCCAATGGCTGAGTTTCCCGCGCTGCCGCTCTGGACCGACGCCTATCTGGGCGACACCACGCACCTGACCACGATCGAGCATGGCGCCTACCTGCTTCTGCTGATCGCCGCTTGGCGTTCTGGTGACACTCGGCTGCCTGACGACGACAAGAAGCTGGCCCGTTACGCCCGTCTGACCCCCGGCCAGTGGGCACGGATCAAGCCGACGATCCTCGACTTCTTCCACGTCGCCGATGGCTGGTGGACGCAGCGCCGTCTAACAGACGAGGCAGTTGCCGTGAGACAGAAGCGGCAAGCCCAATCTGACAACGGGCGAGCTAGTGCATTGAAAAGAAAGGGAAGGCACTCAGCCGAGCGACCAACCAAACCGCAATCGAGCGACCAACCGGATGCCAACCAACCGGCAACCCCCATATCCACACCCAGTTCCGTATCTAAAGATACGGGCGCCGCGGCGCCGATTGATGATCCTGTGAAGGCTTTGATCGACACGGGGATCGCGCTGCTCGTTGCAGCCGAAGTGCCGGGGAGCAGGGCCCGATCGATCATCGGGAAATGGCGCAGGGACCACGGCGACGCGCAGACGCTCGCCGCGATCGTTGCCGCTCGTGACGGCGGTATCACCCAGCCGGTCGAGTGGATCACTGCGCGCTTCCGATCGGCCGGCGAGCAGGAGGACGAGGCTCTCGCGATCAGCCGGGCGACTGCCGAGCGGTACCGCAGGATGGACATGCCAGGACCGCCGCGAGCGGCTGCCGGGGAGGGGCGATGATGGTTGCCCGGAAGGCATGGCAGGGCGGCCATCGTTGCCGCCCCGCCAGTTTTAGCTCAGCGGCAGACCCGCACGCGATGGTGGTTGCGCCAGACCGTGCGGCAGCGCTGGTGGTGGTTACGGGCCTGGTGACGACGGCGATCGTCGCGGCCGTAGTGGTTGCCGCGGTTGTCGCGCTGCTCGTACCGGCCATGGTTCCGGTTGCCATTGTCGCGCTGCTCGTAGCGGCCATTATCCCGGTTGCCGTCGTGGCGCTGGGCTTCCGCGCTCACGCTGGTGCCAAGCGCGGCTACCATGAGCCCGGCTGTGGCGATGATCTTGGTGATGTTCATCCGTCGTCCTTTTGTGCCCGGGGAATGGGCATCGGTCACGACTACGCCTCGGTCACGGCATCGTTCCTGAACGGCTCTGTAGGGCTGTGTGCAGGTGGCGTTGGCGTTCCCCTGATCTCTGTCCGCGAGGTGGACGGCTTAAGGGCCGAGGAGTGGGCGGCGGCGAAAGCAATCGCGAGCAGCCAGCGCGCCGTCCGTGGAACTCGCCATTGCCGAATGGTGAAGGAGGCATTCGACGTCTCCGGCGCGGCGCATCGAATTACCGGAGAAGCAGATCGGGGGAACGCATGAGCGCAAATGACGAAACCCGCGCGCAGCGCATCGCACGAGCACGCCAGGAGCTGGCTGATCGCTACGCCGCGGATCCTGCCAGCGTAACGGCGTTCAACCTCCGGATGGCGCGCTTGGCGGCTGCCCGGAAGCGCGAACGCCAGCGGGTCGATCACCTGGTGCTGGGGAAGCCGCGGCCCAAGCCTGTCCCCGTGAAGCCCGCAGGCATGCCCCGCGCCGAGTGGAAGGTGGAGCGGAAGCGGCAGCTGGCAGCTGGTGCGGAGCTCGAGCCCGGCCTGGAAGAAGCGATGAAGCTGAAGGAAGCGTGGTCGCACAAGCAGACGGGGACGCCAGAGACTCACCAGCACGCCGAGCGCACGCACGCTGACGCGCTGATCCAGCTCGAACGCAATGGCACGATCGACAAGGAGCAGCTGGAGTGGGCGGCCCAGATCGCCAACGTTTATCGTAGTCTGGAGGCTGACGTCGCGCTGAAGGTCGCGAGCTTCGAGGCGCGGGTGGACAGCTCACGGCAGTGCGGCGGCCTGGTGGTTGAGAGCGTACGCCGGGTGCGGCTGCACCTGGCGTATGGCTACTGGCGGGAGGACCTGCCCCAGCCGCGGCAGATGGTGCTCGACATGATCGTCGGTGACCCGATCGGCTACACGGTGGCGGCGAAGCGCTATGGCGTCCACAACCGCAAGGCCAAGCGCTTCTTGCTGGACGCGATCAATGCCTGGCCGGACTGTGTTGGCCGCGCGTACCGGCTCTACAGTCATGATGAGATTCAGGCTGCGACTCAGGCTCCGTTTGCGGAGTCATGTGGCAAATGCACCGAGCAGCGTCGATGACGGCTTGTAGCCGTGCCGGCAGTCGCGGCGCGGATGCGCTACGATTGTCATCAACCGCGGCTTGGTCGCGCCGCCGCGGCATGTCAGACCCGCCGCATGAGCCCCGCCTCCCGCCCCCCGACGGCCGGCGCGCCGCCGCGCATCGGCATGGACCTTCGGCCGCCGAGCTGGCGCCCGACCGATGTCACCGCCGATCCGGCGCATCAGTCGCGGCGGATCGGCAGCCGGATCGTGCTGAGCTTTGCGATGAAGGGCGGGGGCGACCCGTTCGTCCGCTGGCTCCACAACCGGTTGATGGAGCGGCTCGCGCTGTCGAAGAAGTCGATCTACGCCGATCATATTCTCGCGCCCTACCTGCCGCGCGACGAGGTGCCATTCGCCGAGCGCGAGACGGTGGGGCCGTTCCAGCGCGAGGTGGAGGAGGCGCTGACCCCCGGGCTGCCGGCGGGGATCTACGGTCGGACGCTCCGCACGCTGCCCGCGCGCACCCCTGGGATGACGATCACCCCCGACCTGCGCCCCGAGATGCGTCGCCCTGACGGAAGCTTCCCTTATGCCGGGATCCGCCGCGACGACTGGGAGGTGCTGTTCCAGTCGGCGGTGCGGACCTCGCAGGTGGCGCTGCTGGTGCTCAACGACCATTATATGCGCAGCGACTTCTGCCGCGCCGAGGTGCGGATGATCCGCGAGGAGAACGAGGCGCGCGCGCGCGACGGCAGAGCGCGGCTGCGCGTGGTGGCGCTGCGGCTGGGCAAGGGGATCGACCATGACGCGACGACCGCGGGCGCGATCGACCAGATGATCCGCGTCGCGATGGATGATCCGCGCATCGTCACGGTGACCCCCGCGCTGCCCGCGCCCGGCACCCCGCAGGCGCACCAGATCAACTGGACGATCTCCGAGGACGACCTTGCGCGCGTGATCGCCGCGATCGGCCCATTAACCGCGGGCTAGCCAGGCGCGGGCGAAGGGCCGCCAGCGCCTGTGCGACCACGCTCGCCACGAGGCGCCGCGCGCGGGAGGGGCGCCCTTTTGGTGTCGCGGGTACAGCGAGGAGGACATCCAAGCTGCTGCAGATGCGGCGCTTTGATCAGACCAACGAATCGGGCATGTGAAGCCCGGGCGAATTTGCGTTTCAGGAGGCGAAACGGGTGCCGGCTTCAGCCGAAGTCGACGCATTCATGTTCGCCGGCGCCGCTACTCGCCGTCATCTCGTCTGGCTGCCATGTGCCGCCTGCTCCGGAAGGGACTGGCTTGCAGCCGGCGTCGTTGTGGGCTGCACATGCAACGACCGTACGATCGCCCAACCTGCCACGACCGCCGTGGCGATGATCAGCACGAAGATCAGCTTCGCCAGCATGTTCGGTTTTTGGCGCACGCATCGCTTTCTGTTGCGACGCAACAATCGAGCGCCTCGGTCTTAACAGTGCGGCGCGCAACACGTTGCATTTGCAAAGGAATTATCTGTCGTCTTGAGTGCAGCGCAATCCGAGGCGGCGAGGGGGCGTATGTCCACCATTCATCAGCCAATTAGAGGCGGGTGACTTGTGGCAGAACGGGCTTCCGCCTCAGGCAGCAGGGTTCTCGAAAGTGATCCGCACCGCAACGCCTGCGCCACCCTCGACCGCGATGTTTCCACGAATTTGGTTCACGAGCGAGCGGACCAGGCCATACCCAAGCGAACCCTCCCGCACCTGGCCCATCCCGACGCCGTCGTCTCGAACCAACAGTTCAACCGTCGTGCTCCCGGTCCGCTGGGCTTGCGCAAGTACGACCCCGCTCCGACCGTTCGGAAAGGCGTACTTCAAAGCGTTCGTGATTAGCTCGGTCAGCACGATCCCTACCGGGAAAGCCGTGTCCGGATCGAGCAATATCCCGGTGTCGGCCTCCGCTCGGACGCGAATGCGATCCCGATCTGCGATGCCGCCGAGGGCATCGCAGAGCTGCACCAGATAGGTGGCAAGGTCGACCCGTTGGCCAGTCTCCGACTTGCTCAGCAGATCGTGTACCTTGGCCATGGCATGCAGCCGTTCCTGAGCTGCTTCGAATTGCTTCCGCACAGCAGGATCCGCCTGCCGCCTCGCTTGCACCGAGAGGAGGCCGTTGGCCACTGCAAGGCTATTCTTGGCGCGATGATTCACTTCGACCATCAGGAGATCGCGCTGGACCACCAGATCCGTGAGCTCGGCGTTCGCAGCCTGCAGCTCGGCAGTACGGTCGGCAACTCGGGTTTCGAGTTCCGCTGTCAGGATCCGCAGTTTCTCCTCGGCCTCCCAGCGCTGGGTGATGTCGAGGTAGGAGAGGAAGTGGCTGGTAACCGTGCCCTGGCCATCTTCCACCGGGCTGGCGAACAGCATGGCGCGAAAGGCAGAGCCGTCCTTCCGGTACTGGACGATCTCCAGCGTCGCATCCCGGCGCTCGTGCATCGCCTGCGTGTACCGCTTGATCGCGTCCGCATCGGTGCCCGCGCCGTTCATGAAGTGCGGATCCTGGCCGAGCAACTCCTCGAGGGAGTAGCCGCTCAGTTCAAGGAAGGCCGGATTGGCAAAAGTGATCGGGTTGCCGGGCAGAGTTGCGTCTGCAACCAACATTGGCATGCGGGTCCGCCGGACCGCCTCTACAAACAGGCCTCCTTGCTGCTCGACCGCGTCGACGTGCTGACCCGCACGAGTGCGCGCGGCCGTGTCGGGCATGTCGGGCTTGAACTCGTTGACCATGTTCTGAAGGATGTCCTGGGAGGCGGGGAGGCGGGGAGTGCCTATGACGGGCAGCCCGACAGCTCAAGCGATTCCCAGCAGCCCGGAAGAAGCCCTGCAATCGACGGATCACCACCAAGCGCGGTGGCGGACGTTTCATTGATCCCGACGGCCAGCGATCAACGCGCTTCCGGCGTATTGTGGCTGAGCAGGGCCACGGCCTAAAGTCGCGGCTCTTCCGGTATCCCGCTGTTGGCAGCCCGGGCGGCTCGCGGCATCAGCAGCGGTCAGGCCGCCTCGGTGATCCGGGGGGATTGCCCATCGAGCAGCATGAAGCCCGGGTCAAAGTCGCCAATCGTCACCAGTTGGTCCCAGTCATGAATGGTGACTAAACCCGCGCGCGCTGTCGCGATGGATCGCGTTCTCAGCTCTTTCATCATGCGGTTGACGTGAACGCTTGTGAGGCCCGTCGCGTCTGCAATGTCGGTCTGGGTGATCGGCAGCGGGAAGGAATGCCTATTACCCTGACGTGCCCGCTCAAGCCTGATGCCCATCTCGCAGAACAGGTGCGCCAAGCGGGACAGCGCGTCCCGGCGACCGACGTTGACGACCCATTCCGAGAAGATCGACCCGTCCGCCACGCAATCTCGCCAGAATGCTTCCGCGATGCCGGGGTATTTAGCGGCGACCCGACGAAGGTCAGCGTGCGGTAAGCGCAGGATCGTCGCGCCCGTAAGCGCTCCAAGCCCCCACGCAGACTTCGGGCTCACCACCGATGGAAGATCGCCCATGTCGCCAGGGATGTGGAGACAAGTGATCTGCCGATCCCCCTCGTGGGTTTGGCCGAAACGGCCAACAATGCCGTGTACTACCAGGCAGGAATGATCGACGTAATCACCCAGGCGAACGATGTCCGCGTGGGCGGGGACCTGTTTCATTTGACCGCTCAGGTTGAGCAGCGCGCTCACTTCCTCTTCGGTGAGAATCGAGCGCGAGGCCAAGCGATCCACAAACAGCTGAAGCGCTGCGTCCTTCGATTTAATCATGATGTTGCTCCGGCTCAGGGCGGGAGCGCACAGGTCTCGCAGCCACCGACGCCAACGATACGTTGCCGGTGATTGGCCAACCTACCACGGCTGCGGGCGATCACCTAACTGCTGAAGGATTGTCAGTGCTGAATTTACCTGATGCAGTTTGTTGCGGATCAGCGACGGTTCATCGCAGTGGTGACATTGTTCGCACCGCAACCGGGCACACGCGATTGGAAGTGCGGCGCGTCCGGGCGATGTGAGGAGCCAACCCATGCCGCTGTATTTCATGCATCTACGGGACTCCTCGGACGAGGTGCTGGATCCTGATGGCGTGGTGTTGGCGGAAGAGGCCATTGCCGGTGCAGCGCTGCTCGCAGCACGCGACTGCATTGCCCATGACATCCGATCCGGGCGGCTTGAGCTCGGATACCGGATCGACGTTCACAACGAAGAGGGTGAGATCGTCCACACCCTGCAGTTTGCCGATGCCGTGGCAATCACATCTGCGTAGCGTCGATATGGCATCGGGCCGGGCATGCGGACATCGGATGCAAGTACAGGCGGATCGGTACTGTTATCCCGAGCGTTTGATGTGTGTGCCCGCTCCCGCGGTCACGCACGAAGGAACTTCATGAAGATCCCAAAGAACGCCTTGGTCGCCGTCGCAGACGGAGAAAAGCTCGGCTTGTACAATAACAGCGGTGACGAGCATGCGCCCAAACTGACGGCCTTACCCGACGCAGACGTATCGACCGATAACATGGGCTCTGGTGGCCGCCATCAGAGCAGTTCCGCCAACCCGAGCGATAGCCAGCAGAACGAAGACAGCTTTGCCGCTGGTGTCGCCGAGGTGTTGAACAAGCGTGCGATGGGAGGAAAGGTCGACCACGTGATCGTGATCGCCGCACCGCGCACGCTCGGTGAGCTCCGCAAGCACTATCACAAGACACTCGAGGCCAAGATGGTGGGCGAGATATCGAAGGATCTAACCGGCCATGCGATTGCCGACATCGAAAAGGTTATCGCTGCCGCTTGACGCTTCTGACTGCCCAGGGTCGAAACCGCTGGGCAGTCTGCCGTCTCGGTGGAAGTCGGGGCCAGGGCAAGCGGTCGAGACCTGTTGCATCCGGCCACGAAACGTGCCAGAAAACCCCTGCGACAGCCATGTCTGGCGCGCACAGCCCGCCTTCTTGGCGGGCTTTTTCGTTTCCGGAGGTGGTGATGTGCGATCGCGTCCGCGGACGACGCGGCGTCGCACTTCAAGTCTCGCCTCGCTGCTGAGCCGCTATGCCCCCGGTGCAAGGAGCGCGGGCTGACGGCTGCGGCGACGGATCATGTCACGCTGCTCGCCCTGGGTGGTGAGGACGTCGACAGTAGCATCGGTGTCTGTGTGGTCCGTGCCACGAGATCGTCACCGCTGAAGAGTTCGTGCTCAAGCAGCGCGTGACGATCGGTGTCGATGGATGGCCGGTTTAAATCTTCGGCGGCGTCCGTCGACCCGTGGCTGCGTCGAGGCACTGCGCGTAGAGGTCCAGGGTATCGCGGCGGTCTAACGGTCCGCCTTCGTTGTTATAAATTCGAACCATCAAGTCGAATGCGACCCGCTGAGGGCTTCCGCTATCGGGTAGGCCAGTGATCCTGGTGTTCGTATCGGCCATGTTAGGTCCTTGTTGTGAGGAACCCGTAGAGGCTCGGGGAGCCTGAATGTCTAGGCGGATGAGGTAGGATACCGACCATCATCCCTCGCCCGGGATCTCGCTTCGCACTCCACGTCACGGTGCAGGGGCGGCGAGGGCGCTCCCCGCTAAGTCCGAAGGCTACCCGAGATTGAGAGATTGAGCCGGTTAAGCGGCTCAACTGCGCGCCATCGGGCGCCGTCATCGTTTCAGGAGATGCTGATGGCTGACGCTGCGCGCTCGGCGTCCAATCGTCTCCGCCACCTCGCTATCGAGCTGGAGACGCTGGCTGACGCAATGGAGCGGCCGTCTCGCACCACCGCGCGGTCGGACATGCTGATCGCCGAGTGCGAGCGTATCGGTGCCGACGTCCGGGCGGTGGTGCGGGGCCCCGCGCGGGCTATCCACCCGCCGCTCTGGCATCGCGGAGGTCAGGCGACCTGGTGATGCCCCGGCCCCCCTTTGGGTCCTTCCGGCGCTCCAGGGTAATACGGGGGGCAAAGGCGCAACTTCCGTCTAGCCACAGGAAATCGTCTTACTTCTTCCTCCCTGCGGGCCCCAGAAACGGCAGATTTCCGCCAGTTTCGGGCATTCTAGAAGGGAAGTACGACCCCTCTGGGAGGGAAGTGAGTGGAAATCGACCTTGAGGAGCCCACCCGGCCCCAGCTTGCCGCAGTGTTCGGCGTTTCCAGCCGCTGGATCGGCGAATTGCGGTCCAAGGGTGACCTGCCGGAAGATGGCGCCTCCCTGCTCGAAAACATCGAAGCCTGGGCGCAGGCAAAGTACGGGATCGACGGCGCGCAGGGAGCGCTGGATCTCGATGCGGAGAGCGCCCGCCTGAAGAAAGAGCAGGCGGACTCCAAGGCGATGGACAACGCCGAGCGCCGTGGCGAACTGGCTTCCCTGCCAGACATGTCCGGGGCCGTCATCAGCGTCATCGCCATGGCGGTCTCTCGCCTGAGCCAGGTCGGCATGATCGTCGCCAAGGGCGATCACAAACTCAGGGCGCGCATCGAGAAGGCGGTCAACGACTCCCTCAAGGAGTTGAGCGTCGCCAAGGTCGAGAAGGCCAGAGGCGGAGGCCTAGATGCCGAAGAGGCCGCCGAAGCAGACTGAGCCCGAGGCACTTCAGATCCGCGGTGACGATGCCGTGCTGTCAGCCGTTCGCGAATGGCTGGCGATGTTTGCGCCCCGGCCCAAGCCAAAGCTGTCCGAGTTCATGCTGGAGCACGCCTGCGACGACACTGGCGCCAGCATCACGCCGTTCCCCTTCCAGCTGCAGATGGCGGACGCTTTCACGGATCCTGAGACCAGCCAGCTGAGCTGCCGCAAGAGCAGCCGCATTGGTTATTCCACGATCCTCCAGTCGTTCATGGCGTATCGCATCCGGTACGACCCGGCGCGTTCGCTGATCTACCAGCCGACGATCGACGACGCGGAGAAGTACAGCCGCGACGATCTGGAGCCGGTGCTGCAATGGGACCTCGTCCGCGAGGTCGCGACCTTCAAGCCGCGGCATGCCGATAACCAGATTCGGGCCAAGCGCTACAAGGCGGCTGGATCCAGATCAAAGGCGCGAACAGCCCGAAGGAGTTCCGACGCGTTACTGCCGACGACGTGTTCCTGGAGGAATGCGACGGCTACCCTTGGGCGTCGAAGGAAGAGGGCGACCCCGCCCGCCTAGCCTACAAGCGCAACCTGACTTCGCCGCGGCGGTTCAGTGCTGCGGGATCGACCCCGAAGGTGAAAGGGCTCAGCCGGATCGACCTGCTGTTCGAGCAGGGGAGCCAGGAATTCCGGTACGTCCCTTGCCCGCATTGCGGCGAGATGCAGCAGCTCGTGTTCGGCGACGGTACTGGCGCCGGCATCCGGTGGGAGCCGAAGGAAAACCCGACCCGCGCGTGGTATCGCTGCGTAAACGGCTGCGACATCGACGAAGCCGACAAAGCGGCGATGGATGAAGCCGGCGAGTGGCGAGCGCACAACCCCGGCGCGTTCCCGCGGCATCGGTCTTTCCACATCTGGGCGGCTTACAGCCAGCATCCGGGTGCCGCCTGGCTGGAGATCGCCCGCGAGTTCATGGAGGTCCGCAAGGACCCGAACCTTCTTCGTACCTTCGTCAACCAGACTCTGGGCGAGGCATGGGCCGAGCGGGGAGAGGCTCCCGAGTGGCAGCGCCTCTACGATCGCCGGGAGACAGCCATGGCGATCGGGACGCCTCCCGTCTGGGCCGGCCTGTTGATCGGATCAGTGGACGTGCAGCGGGGCGGCGGTGGCCGGCTCGAGCTGGACATCTGGGCGTTCGGACCAAAGAAGCAGCGCGCGCTGGTCGAGCATATCGAGATCGACGGCTCGATCGCCGATCACGCGACCTGGACCAAGCTGGACGAAGCGGTCGGCCGAAGCTGGCGGACTCAGGACGGCCGGTCGCTACGGCTCGCAAGGGTCGCGATCGATTCCGGCGACGGCGCGAACACCATGCACGTCTACGCCTGGGCGCGTCGGCATTCTGCTTTCGCCATGGCGGTGAAGGGCCGGCATGCGGTTGGCATCGGGCAGGCGATCGCCGGGCCGACGTGGCAGGACCTGACGATCAACGGCCGCAAGCTGAAGCGTGGCGTGCGGTTGTGGACCATCGGCACCTCCATGCTGAAGCTGGAGCTGTACGGATACCTGTCGTTGGAGAAGCCGGTCGACGGCGAACCCTACCCGGAGGGGTACGTCTTCCTGCCTCAGGGCACCACCGACGAGTGGATCAAGCAGCTGGTTGCCGAGCAACTGGTCCAGAAGAACCTGAGGAACGGCCGCTCGCGGGTCGAGTGGGAGCAAACCCGGCCGCGTAACGAGGCGCTCGACAACGCCATCTACGCCCGGGCTGTGGCGGTGAGCTTGGGTGCCGACGAATGGACCCAGCGCCAGTGGGGCAAGCTGCTCGGCACCGTTGCCGTGAAGCGACCAGCGCTGGTGAAGCCTGCCGAGGCGCAGGCCCAATCCGCATCCGAATCTGTCCCGGCGAGGGCGGGCATGAAGCCGCGACGCGCAAATCCGTTCACGAGCCGCAGGAGGTAGCATGGCCTACCAGCAGTCAGATCTCGACCGGCTCGACGCGGCGATCAGCAGTGGCGTGCGCTCGGTCACCTTCGCCGACGGCCGTCGGACCGAGTACCAGAACCTCGATCAGCTGCTTGCCGCGCGCAAGGTGGTGGCGGCCCAGCTGTCGATGCAGGAGACCTCGAAGGGCGCCGTCGTGCGTCGGCGTGTGCCGTACTACCGGAGCGGCCTCTAAGTGGCGTCGCTCCTTGACCGGCTGTTCGGCCGCGCCCGCCCCGGTGCCGAGCCGGCCCGAGCTGCAGCGGCACCGAAGCGCATCCGCACGGGGCGCGGAGCGCGCGCTGAGTATGACGGCGCCACGCTTGGTCGTCGTGCCGCCGGCTGGCGCCGCACCCGGCTGGACGCCAACGGCGAACTCTCGCCGGCCGTCGCGGCAGCGCTGCGCGGGATCGCCCGCGACCTCGTGCGCAACAACCCGTTCGCGGCGCGCGGGGCGGCGACGATCGCGCACAACATGGTCGGGACCGGGATCACCTTTCAGGTGTACCGCGACGGCAAGATCGACGACCGGCTGAACAAGCTGGCTCGACGGCACCTCGACACCACGGCATGCGACGCCAGCGGGCGCCATGACCTGTACGGTCTGCAGCTGCAGGCTGCGCGCACCATCGTGGAGAGCGGCGCCGTGGTGATGCGCCGCCGCTGGCGGCGCGCCTCTGATCGGCTGCCGCTGCCCTTCCAGCTACAGGTGATCGAGCCGGATTACATCGACCCGTCGAAGCATGGGCCGCTCTCCAGCGCGCCAGGCGTGCAGGGCGGGTTCCTGATCAACGGCGTGCAGTTCGGCCCGCTGGGCGCCCGCGAGGGCTACTGGCTATTCAACGGCCATCCGGGCGGCGGCCGCGCTGATGCGCTGGGCTCTACCTTCGTGAAGGCGGCAGACGTGGCGCACGTTTTCCGCGCCGATCGACCGGAGATGGAGCACGGCGCGACCTGGTTCGCGCCTGTCATCCTGCGGATGAAGGATTTCGGCGACTACGAAGACGCGCAGCTCACGCGGCAGAAGCTGGCAAGCGCGTTTGTCGGCGTGGTCACCGGCGAAGATCTGGGCGGTGTCATTCCTGGCATCCAGAGCGAGGATGGCGACCCCGGCGAACCGGTCGCGCTCGGCGAAGACCGCGAACCGCTGGACTACATCGAGCCGGGTACCTTCCAGTATGCGCGACCGGGCGAAGAGGTCACCTTCTCCGACCCTCCCAAAGTGGAGGGATACGCTGATTACACCAAGGTGTCCCTGCGCGCGGTCAGCTCTGGCCTGGGCGTGCCCTACGAGGCGCTCACCGGCGACCTGTCCAATGTGAACTTCTCGTCCGGCCGGATGGGCTGGCTCGAATACCAGCGATCGCTCGCGGCCTGGCAGTGGACGATGTTCATCCCGCAGTTCTGCGGTGCTGTAGCGACCTGGCTGATCGACGCCTTCTCGATGATCGGCGAGGACGTCGAGGGTGTCACCGTCCGGTGGACGCCTCCCGGTCGCGAGATGATCAACCCCGCCGAAGAGGTGAAGGCCAACCGCGACGCGATCCGATCGGGTCAGAAAACGATCTCGCAGTGCGCGCGCGAACGCGGCGAGGATCCCGATACCTTCCTCGCTGAGGCGAAGGCCGACTTCGAAAAGCTCGATGCGCTCGGGCTCATCTACGACTGCGACCCTCGCCGGGTGACGGCCGTCGGCAATCCTGCGGAGCAAGAGCCCTCCGCCCAGCCTGTGCAGCCTCAGGGGGCCTGAATGCTCGAAATTCTCATGTACGGCATCGTTGGCGACGAGTGGGACGGCCTCGATGCTAAGACCCTCTTCGCCCTGATCGCCAGCGACGATGGCGACCTCGTGGTGCGCATCAACTCGCCAGGCGGTTACGTCATGGAGGGGCTGGCGATCTTCAACGCGCTCGCCGCCGCCAAGGCCGCCGGCCGCAAGGTCACCGTCCATATCGACGGGCTCGCGGCATCGATGGCTTCCGTGATCGCGATGGTCGGCGACGAGATCATCATGGCCGACAACGCTTTGATGATGATCCACAACCCCTGGGATGTGGCGATCGGCGACGCCCGCGAGCTTCGCGCCGCGGCCGACAAGCTCGACGTGATCCGGGACCAGCTCGTGCGGATCTACTCGGGTCAGACCGGGCTCACCCCCGACGATCTTATCCCAATGCTCGACGCGGAGACGTGGCTCACGTCCGAGCAGGCGCTCGAGCAAAAGTTCATCACGTCCGTGTCGGAGGCGTCCAACGCCGCGGCCTGCAACGTGTCAGCATTCGGGTTTCGCAAGGCCCCCGAAAGCCCGGTCATCTCCGCAATGGCGATGCTGGGAACCCCGCGGACGGCCGCTGCCGCTCCTAAACGTCCACAGGAGAAAACCATGGACCTCTATAAGACCCGCGCGGCGCTGGTTGCCGCGATCGCCACGTTCCAGAAGGATGGCGGCACGCAGGACGAGATCGACAAGATCGTGAAGTCCGCCGTGGCGCTCAACGCACAGGATGCGCTTCCCCCCACCGGCGCGCTTGCCCTAACCCCGACGACGGGCAATCCGGCGCACCAGACCGACACCTCGGTCATCGCCCTGACCGCGGCCGATGTGCAGAACGCCGTGAATGCGGAGCGCCTCCGCGTCGGGACGATCCGCGCACTCGGTACCAAGCACAAGCTGACCGCCGAGTTCATCGACGGCCTGGTCGATGAAGGCACTCCGCTCGCGACCGCGCGCGAGAAGATCCTCGACAAGCTCGCCGAGGAAGGCGACGCCGCCAACGTCGGCCACAACAGCCCCGCGCGGGTGACGGTCGACCAGCGCGAGAAGTTCCGGGAGGGCGCCACCAACTGGCTGCTCGTCAAGGCGGGTGTCGCCCACCTCGTCGAGAAGGCGGCGGCGCTGAACGGCAAGCCCATCAAGATCGACCCGGGCGAGTTCCGCGGCGTTCGCAACGTCGACCTCGCGCGCGAATCGCTTGGCAACCTGGGCGTGAACATCACCACCCGCGATCCGGACCAGATCGTGCGACAGGCGATGACCTCGCAGGGCGCGGTGATCACGCAGACGACCAGCGACTTCCCCGTCCTGTTCGAAAACGCGATCCATCGCACCCTGCAGGCGGCCTATGCGACTACGCCGGACACCTGGACGCGGTTCTGCGGCACCGGCACCGTAACCGACTTCCGCCCTCACAGCCGGTACCTGCGCGGTTCGTTCGGCGCGCTCGACAACGTGAACGAGGCGGGCGAGTTCAAGAACAAGCCCATCCCCGACCTCGCGAAGGAGGCGATCACCGCGTCGACGAAGGGCAACATCATCAACCTGTCGCGTCAGGCGATCGTCAACGACGACATGGAGGTGTTCTCCGGTCTCGCCGTCGACCTCGGCCGGGCCGCCAAGCTGACGATCGAGATCGACGTCTTCGCGCTGCTCAACAGCAACCCGGTCATGAACGACGGCAAGCCGCTGTTCCACGCCGACCACGGCAACCTGGCCGCCGCGGGCGCTGCGCCTTCGGTCGCAGCCTTCGACGCGATCCGCGTTGCCATGGCACAGCAGAAGGACGTCAGCGGAAACGAGTTCCTCGACATCCGCCCGTCCATCCTGCTGCTCGCGCTCGCACTGGGCGGCGCAGCGCGCGTCATCAACGGCTGTCAGTACGATCCGGATGCCGTGAACAAGCTGCAGCGGCCGAACATCGTCAACGGGATGTTCGAGGACATCGTCGACAGCCCGCGCCTGTCGGGCACCGCCTATTACGCCTTCGCGGATCCAAACGTCGCGCCGGCTATCGAGGTGGTGTTCCTCAACGGCGTGACCGAGCCGTTCACGGACAGCCAGGATGGTTGGCGCGTCGACGGTGTCGAGTGGAAGGTCCGCCACGATTACGGCGTCGGCGCCGTGAACTGGCGCTCCGCCTACAAGCAGCCCGGCGCCTGAGGCCCGCGCACCCGTGAACCTGCGGCAGGGCCGGCTGCGGCCGCCCTGACCGCTTCAGGAGAACAGCCATGAAGTTCGTGAAGCTGCTGATCGCAGCGCACGTCGCGGGCGTGCTGCGGCACCCCCACGAGGGTGTGCTGCATGTCGATGACGCTGAAGCCGAGCGCCTCGTCGAGAGCGAAGTGGGCGAGGATGTGACCGCCGACTTCACCGCCAAACAGAACCGGGACACCCCGGTTGAGGCTGGCACCGAGCCGAGCGGCTCGGAAGCGGAGACCCCCGCCAACCCCCACCAGGCCGAAGTCGAAACCGACGTTCCGGCCGAGGCCACGCCTGCGCGCCGCAGGGCCGCGGCGAACAAGGAGTAAGCCAAGATGGCACGCAACTTCATCCAGCCCGGTGACACGATCACCATGATCGCCCCCTCCGCCGTCACCAGCGGCGCGGGCTTGCTCGTCGGCGCGGTGTTCGCCGTCGCCCTCACCAATGCCGCACAGTCGGCACCCGTCGAGGCGAAGCGGACCGGTGTCTGGGACCTCGCCAAGGCTCCCGGCGAAGCCTGGGTGGCTGACACCACCAAGCTCTACTGGGACAACACCGCCAAGCGCGTGACCGCGACCGCAACGGGCAACACGCTGATCGGCGTTGCTCGTCAGTCGCAGGCCTCCGCCGACACCGTCGGACGCGTGCTGCTCACCGGTCAGATCGCCGCCTAAGCCATGGATCCGTTCGCCTCGGCGCTCGACGCCCTGTTCACCGGGCCCGGCTCCGAGGCGGCGGATTACGTGTCGGAAAGCGGCGTGCAGGAGGGTGTCCGGATCATCCGGTCACGCCCGACCGCCGACGCCGCCTTTGGCGACAGCCGGATTCGGCAGGACACCTGCACGATTGATGTGCGGCGGTTTGAAGTGCCGACGCCGGTCGCGGGCGATCGCTTCCTGATCCGCGAGATTGATCCGGTCACCAAGGCGGAGGTTCGTACCGCCTGCATCATTACCGGCGACCCGGCGCTCGACGTCGAGGGGATCACCTGGACCTGCTCGGCGCCGAAAGCATGAAGTTCGAGGTCGAGGTCCCCGACTTCGCCAAGGTGATGCGGGAGGCGGAGAGCGGTGTCGCACGCGCGGCCACCGTCGCCATGCGCGCCACCACCGGCGACGCGCTGCGCGAGTTGCGCGGCCAGGTGACATCGGCTGGTCTCGGCCAGCGCCTGGCGAACACCTGGCGCGGCAACGTTTACCCGAAGTCGCGCAACGGCATGAACCCGGCCGGCTACATCTACAGCCGCGCCCCCGAGATCATCGACAGCTTCGTGCGAGGCGCCACCATCGTGCCGGTCAACGGCAGCCGGTTCCTCGCCATTCCCACCGACAATGTGCCGCGTGTCGGCAGGCGTCGCGGCTCCACCGGGCGCATGACCCCCGAACAGGTCGAGCACACGTTCAACCAAGACCTGTTCTACCAGCGCGGTAAGAACGGCCGCGTGCTCGCGTTCATCAATGCCGTGGGCGCGCGTCGCGGGCGCGGGATTCGTCAGGGCACTGCAAGGCGACTGGCGCAGGGGCGCGATCTCAAGCGCGTGCTGATGTTCACCCTCGTGCCCGTCGCTCGCATGCCCAAGCTGCTCGATCTGGACGGTCCCGCCAATCGCTGGAGCGCCTCCTACATCGCCGCCTTTACCCGCGGCCTGGAGAAGAACTGGTGAGCAAGCGCCTTCAGGTTCTCGCCGCGGTGAAGGCGCTGGTACAAGCAGCCCTGCCGGGCGCCACAGTGCTTGGGCTGGACGGTGACGATGCCGCTCCCGCGCGCATCCCCCCGAACGGCCGTGTCGTGGTGCGCAGCGGTGAGCCGGGAGAGCCCGAGGTCGATCTCTGTCCACCCGTCTACCACTACGCACACCGCATCCCGATCGAGGTCAGCGCCTACGAAACGACCGCGCTCACCGGCGAGGAAGTGATCGACCAGATGATGGGTCAGATCGACGTGGCAGTCGAAGCGGACCGCACGCTGGGCGGCCTGTGCGACTGGCTTGAGCCGACCGCGCCCAACACCGACGACATCTACGTCGAGGGCGCGAACCCTCCGCGCGGCGGCGATTTCGACCTGGTCGCCTCCTACTCGACCACATCCCCTCTCAACTGAGCCCGAAGGAACCAACCATGGCCGTACAGCCTACCCGCCGGCGCGCGCTCGGCATCAACGCCGTGCAGTCGGCTGTGTTCGAGACGAGCTACGGGCAGACGCCCACGACCGGCTTCAAGCGCCTGCCGTTCGTCAGCAACGCGCTCGGCGAAGAGCGCCCGCTGATCGAGGACGACCAGCTCGGCTTCGGCCGCGAAGGGCTCGACCCGGAATATGACGTTGCGACGAACGACGGCGACGTCGTGGTGCCGATGGACACCCGCGCGTTCGGCTGGTGGCTGAAGCTGCTGCTGGGCGACGCTACCACGGCCTCGGTCGAGGGTAGCCGCTATGCGCACACCTTCGTGTCCGGGAAGACCCAACTGCCCTCTGCCTCGATCGAGCTCGGCAATCCCGAGATCCCCAGCCATTCGGTCAACTTCGGCGCGCTCGCCAACCAGCTGCGGGTGTCGATGGCCCGCTCCGGCATGCTCAACGCCACCATCGGCGTGATCGCCCAGGGTGAGACGCGCAAGCAGGCGCTGAGCGTCGCCGGCACCCCGGACCTGTTCCACGGCGATCGCTTTCAGCAGGCGACCGGATCGATCAAGCGCGGCGGCGAGGTGCTGGGCAGCGTTACGGCCGCTGGCTTCACCTATTCGAACAACTTCGAAAAGGTGGAGGCCATTCGCGAAGACGGTCGGATCGACGGCGCGGATCCGCTCAAGGCGGTGATGAACGGCGAGCTCACGATGCGGTTCGACCGGCTCGACCTCTATGATGCCGCGGTGGATGGCACGCCCATCGACCTTTCGTTCGGCTGGAAGCGAGGCGACGCCAGCCTGCTCTTCACCGTGCCTCGCGTGTTCCTGCCGCGCGTGAAGACGCCGATCACCGGCCCGGGCGGCATCCAGGCAACGTCGAATTGGCAGGGGTCCGGTGCCGGCGGCCACACGTTGACTGCTGTGCTGACCAACGACGTCGCCAGCTACTGATCCTCCAGCGGAGAACGCCCGTGAAGAAGGAAGAAACCGCCGCCTCCGCGGCGAGCGAGAAGCCTGCGCCGACCTACGTCAAGTTGGGCGATACACCGGAATGGGATCGAATCCGCGTGGTTGATGCCGAGACCGGCAAGCAGATCAGCCATGTGCTGGAGGCGGATAGCGAGAAGGGCTTTGTTCGGCGGTTCGCAGTCGAGCACGGCAACTTCGTCCGCGAGGGCAGCAACTTCAAGATCATCGAGGAGGACCGGAAGGTCCGCCTCGAATGGATCGAGGATGCCGCCTGATGCTCGTCGTCAGCAAGAAGGCCGACGGCCCGGCCTGGGTGCCCGTGATGGGCGCCCAGGTGCTGTTCGATCCGATCGACCGCAAGATGATGCGCACGGCGCGTCGTGCAGCCATCAAGGCGACGCGCGGCGAGGAGGTCGAGGAAGGCGAAGATGCCGCAGACGCGCCCGCCAGCGAGCAGCTGGAGGAACTCGGTGACGCGCTGAGCGTGGCCCTCATCCTCGCAGGCGCTCGCGACTGGAAGGACGTCTACCTGATGGCAGGGCCTGAGGATGAGGGCGCCGGCGAGCCGCTGCCGTTCAGCCGTGAGAACCTGGAGCACGCGCTCTCGGATCCGATCACCTTCGACGCGTTCGATGCCGCCTATGTGATGCCGTTCGTGACGAGGGAGCGGACAAAAAACGTCTCCGCCGCCTCTCAGAATGGCACTGGGGAGGCGGCGATGCCGGTGAACGATACTGCCAGCTCACCTGCCGAGGGAGCGAAGGCCGGCGGTGCGAGCAGTGCCCGTACCGGATCGACGAGCCGGACACCGCGGAAGCGGAAGGTGTCTGGGAAGTCCTGACCTCCTGCGATCGTCAGCTGCGCGTCGCGGGGATGACGGGAAAGCCGTTCGCCCTGGATTACGCGGCCGTAATGGCCGTCGGCGCCGCGCTGGATGCCGACATGGAGATGCTGGCAGACGTGCTGCCGGCAGCCGAAGCGGCAATCGTCGCACAGTTCGCCGGTGATGACGGCGGGGATTGAGGAGGGCGCGTGGAAAAGTCCGTCTCGATCCGCATGGGGACCACCGGCAAGGCTGACGTAACCCGCACCTTCGACGAAATGGCCGCTTCGGGCGAGGCATCGGCCAGCCGCTGGAGCAAGGCCTACGATCGAGCCGGGCAGGACGTTGAAGCGGCCCTGCAGCGCCAAGCGAACGCCGCCGCCAAGATCTCTGCCATCGTTCCGCAGACCGCGATCCAGATGCAGGCGAACGCCGCGGCTGGTTCGAACACGCGCTTCGGCGGTGGTTATGCGGCGGGCGCTGGTGAGCGGAACGGGCTGGGCGAGGGATCAGCACGCGCATCCGCTGCGGCCTTCAAGGATCTGATCGCCGCCGAGGAGCAGCTGGAGGCGCGCACTCGCGCTTTGGTTGCCTCGATCGACCCCGTCTGGGCGGCTCAGCAGCGGTTCAACGCTGAGATGGAGAACGCGCGCGATCTGATTAGCAACGGCAAGATCTCGCTCGACCAGTATGTCGCCAAGCTGGGGCAGGAGAGGGCTGCCCTCGAAGGCGCAACGGCCGCCCAACAGCGCGGGGCAGTATCCGCGGGCGCCCACCGGGCTGCGATGCAGGGGCTGTCGTTCCAGGCGCAAGACGCGATGACGCAGCTGTCAATGGGCGCGAACGTCTTCAACGTCATTGCGGTTCAGGGAGCCCAGGCTGCGGGGCAAATGGCCAACCTGGAGGGGAAACTTGGTTCTGCCGCCAAGTTCATGATCGGGCCTTGGGGGCTAGCGATCACCGGCGGGCTGATGTTGCTCGGGATGCTGACAGATCGGCTGATGCAGAGCCGCCAGGCCTCGGAAGCAGACGAGGCCGCAAAGCGCGGAGAGGCTGCGGGCGCGAACACGTTGGAGGGCGCCATCAAGGCGCTCAACGACATTACGGGAGTTCACAACCGGTCCCAGGCCGTCGCGATTGATCTGGCGATCGGCAACGCCGACGCGATGCTCAAGCAGGCTGAGGCCACACGCGCGGCGACCGCCGCCCGCCTCGCCGACATGAAGGCGCTGCAGGCGGCCAACCGGCAACGCGCGTCGGGCCCAGGGCAGAACTCGGAAATGGTCGCGATCGGATTGCCAGCCGGCGACGAGGCGATCGCGAGCGTAGAAGCGACGCTCTCCAAGCTCGATGCCAGCATCATCCGCGGACAGAATGCGGTGCGGTTCGCGCGGGCAGAGTCCTCCCGCCAACATGCGGTGCAAACGGCCGACGAACTCGACCGGAACTCCCGGCTGCGAATCTCGACCGGGGCGGTTGCGGACGCTGAGCGCAACCTCGCAAGGGTTCGCGAAGAGGGGCGCTCACAGCTTGCCGCCAAGAAGATCACGCCTGAGGAATACGCGGCGAGGAGCGACGAAGCCGAGCGACGGCTGTTGAAAGCGCAGGAGGACAGCCGGCACAGCTCCGATCGGCGTGCGGTATCCCTGGGCCGGCAGGCCGCGGCGATGGAGGTCAACGCCGATGCGTCGCTGGAACTGGCACGCGCCTATCTGGTCGGCGGTGATGCGGCGCTGCGCGCTGAGGCTGCCCGCAAGGGCCTGACCGACGCGACCCGTCGCGGGATCGACACCGAAGCGCAGGTGCAGCGCCAGCTGCAGGTGATGGTCGGCGAGCAGGTGGCGAACGGCGCAAAGTCGGTTGCCCAGCTCCGCGAGGAAACCGAGGCGCGGGCGGCGGTCCGCGCCCAAGTCCTCGCCGGCACGCTGCCGGTGGAAGGCATGGCGCAGGCGCTGTCGGATGAGGCGGCCCTTCGCCCGCTGCTCAAGCTTCAGACCGTCGCCCAGGGCGAGGCGCTGGCGCAGCTGACCGTCGTCATTGAGGCCTACCGCAACGCGCTGGCCGAGATGCACGAGGAAGAGGCGCGCAGCGGGGCCGCCGTCGAGACCAAGGCGTCGAAGGACCGCTTCGCCGAGACGATCGAGAGCATCCGAGATCTGGGCAAGGATCCGCTGCAGCGCGCGCTCGATGCCGCCCGGCGCGCGGCAGAACGCGACGCGGATGCCAAGAAGCTGAGCGGCACCGATCGGACGGGCTTCGTCGATGCGCGGGTAAACGAGGCCCGCGCGACCGAAGGGTATCGCAGGGCTCAGTTCTACGTCAGCACCGCAGACGATCAGCGGGATTCGCTGGAGATGGCGAAGCTCGACCTCTCGCTCGCGGCGGCTGGCAACGATGAGCGCGATCGCGCGGTGTCGAAGCTGGACCTGATCCTCCGCATGAAGCGCGAGGGGATCACCGCCGACAGCGAGGAAGGTCGCAAGCTGCTGGAGAACCAGGAGCACCTCGACGGGGTTGCCACCCAGGCGAAGCTCGCCGCGGCTGGCTTCCAGGAGCTGCGCGACTTCGGCAACGACTTCGTCGACACGGTGCTGTCTGAGGACACCTGGTCCAGCTGGGGCAACGCCGGCAAGACGATCCTGAACATGCTCAAGAGCGAGTTCGTGAAGCTCGCGCTGCTGAACCCGATCAAGAACCTGCTCAACGGCGACAAGGCGCTGCCGACCTTGGGCAGCGTGCTTGGCAAGGTGGGCAGTCTTTTCGGCGGCAAGCCCGGCAACAACGCAGCCGGCACCGAATGGTGGTCGGGCGGAGCGACGTATCTCGCCGAGCACGGTCCCGAACTCGTCAACCTGCCGCAAGGCTCCAAGGTGACGCCGGCCGGCGAGACGCGGCGGCTGCTGGGCGGTGGCGGGATGATGGGAGGCGAGATGAAGCTCAAGCTGGAACTCACCCCGTCGTCCTACTTCGATGCACGCGTCGCCTCGGTTAGCGGCCCGCTGGTGGCGCAGGGCGCTACCGCGGCGGCCGAAGGCGGTGCTCAGATTGCGGAGGCGAACGACATGGCCGCTGGCGCCCGCCGGCTGGGGCGGTACCGCTGATGCCCGTCGAGATCCCACACATACGGATCAGGTCGTTCGCCCTTCGCCCGCGCCTATTCAGCGGCGAGCAGGAGGGCGCACTCGGTGGGCCGGACCTGCCGATCCCGCGGCCGGGCGACCGCTTCGCCGTGGACGTGGCGACCACGCAGTTTCGCAATGACGCTGAAGGGCGGCTGATGACGGCTGCGCTGTTCGAGGCGAGCAACAGCAGCGGCATCATGCGCATCGTGCAGCCGAACCGGAGCGGCCGCTCGCCCGGCTATGCGGTGGCGGTCGACGGCACCGATCAGGGCGGCATGACGCTGTCACTCCGCGGGCTCCAGGTAGGTGCGCCGCTTACGCGCGGCGACTTCTTCAGCATCGTCCACGGTGGGCAGCGCTACGTCCACATGATCGCCTGCGCCGGACAGCTGGTGGTGCCGGTGAGCGGTAGGGTCGCACTGCCGATCTGGCCGATGCTGCGGTTTCTCACGGTGGACGGCGAGGCGGCCGAGTTCGTCACCCCGATGATCGAGGGCAGGCTGCTGGGCTTCGACAAGGGCGCCAGCTTCGTGCGCGCCAAGACCGAGCCGCTGTCGTTCAGCATCCAGGAGCGGGCATGACCTTTCGCCTAACCCCTGCGATGTCTGCGAAGCTGCGGACTGGCCGCTACCCATTTGCGCCGCTCGTGCGGGTAGAGTTGCCGGACTACACGCTCTGCCATCTGGTCGGCTCTGCCGAGGTGAAGTTCAACGGGCAGAAGTTCGTCGGCCGAGATCCACGCTTCGGCGTTCTGGTGGCGGCGAGCAACCTCAAGGATGGCGTTGCCGACGAAGCGCCCGACTGGTCGCTGACTTTCGTTCCACCGGACGAGGTCGCCGCCTCCGAGCTGGCTGCGGCGACTGCACAGGGTGGCGAGGTTGGCGGCTGGCTAGGGCTGATCGACCCGGCGACCGGGCAGCTATTGCCGGAGCCCATCCAGCTATTTGGGGGCGAGCTGGACGTGCCAAGGATTCGCGTAGGCAAGGGCGCACGCACGCTGGAGTGGCGCTGCGCATCCTCGCTCGAGCCCTTCCATGACGAGGAGAAGGGCGCACGGCTTTCGGACAGCTGGCACCAGCTGGTTTGGCCGGGAGAGGCCGGCTGCGCGAACATGACCGGCATCGACAAGACATCGATGTGGGGCGTGGAAAAGCCGCCGTCGACGGTGCGCGTCGGTGGCGGCAGTCTGAACCCGTCGTTCCTCGGAAACATCGGGCTATGACGGTGCTTCTTCGCCGCCAACAGGCCGTGCAGGCAGCGGTCGACCGGTTCAAAGGTCAGCCGCTCGCCTACGGCAAGAACGATTGCGTGCGGCTGGCGGCGTTCGTCCTGCGCAAGATGGGACACCGGCCGCAGCTGGCGAAGGCCGGCAGCTACAGCACCGCGCTCGGCGCCGCGCGCGCATTGCAGCACGCCGGGTTTGAGGATCTGGCGGCCGCCGTCGATGCACTGGGTCTGCCGCGGATCGCGCCTGCTGCTGCATGGGTGGCGGATCTGGTGCTGCTGCCAGCCGAGGGGCCCTTTGGCGGCGCCCTTAGCGTCGCCGTCGGGAACGGCCGCGTGCTTGGCTATCACGAAGACGTGGACGGCGCGGACATCCTGCAGCCGGTTCAATATCTCGCCGCCTGGCGGGTCTGAGAGGGTCTCATGGCTAAGGCTCTTCGGACGGCGGCGTTCGTCGTCGGCGCTGTCGCGCTTGCTGCAACTGGCGTCGGTGCCGCTGTGTCGCTGGGCGCCCTTGCCGCCAGCGCCACCACCGCCACGATCGCGACTGTTGCCACGGTGGCGCAGGTCAGTGCGGCCGCGCTCTCGATCGCGTCGGCCGCCGCTACGCCGAAAGGCTCCCTTGGGGGCAACCCGACCGAGTTCACGATCGATAAGGAGTCCGGGCTCCCCTACGCGATCGGCCGGACCTATTCGGCCGGCAAGGTCGTGCACCGCCAGTACTACGGATCGAAGAACAGCCTGGAGAGCTGGGTTGCGGTCCACAGCATCGGCCCAATTAAGAGCCTTGGGCCGTTTCAGGTCGAGAAGGTCACCGTCCCGTTCCAGAACCGCGCAGCCCTCGGCACGTACGCCGGCTATATGTGGCTGGACCAGCAGCTGGGCGCCTGCCCGGAAAGCCGAGCGCTGCAAGGTCCGCAGGGGAATTTCCCCGGCTGGACCGCCGCGTCGAAGCTGTCCGGCCTCGCCGCGGACCTCTGGACGCTGAAGTTCGACACCAAGGGCAAGAAGTACCCGAACGGCGTGCCCGAGCGCGGGCGGATCCTGGAAGGCGTGCTCGTCTATGATGCGCGCCTCGACAGCACCTATCCGGGCGGCTCCGGACCCTGCCGGCTGGGGCAGGAAGCAACCTACGTCTATAGCGAGTGCCCGGCGAACCACGCGCTAACCTGGGCCTACGGCCGGGTGCAGAACGGCACGCTGTTAGCCGGCGGCGGAATGAAGGTCGTCGGGATCGACCTGGCGTCCTTCGTCGAGTGGGCCAACGTCTGCGACGCCAACGGCTGGAAGGTGGGCGGCGTCGTCTACACCAGCGCCGACAACGGCTGGGACATCCTGAAGATGATCTGCCAGGCGGGCGGGGGCGAGCCGATGCCGGTCGGCGGGCAACTGTCTGTTACCTTCAACGCACCGCGTGTGTCGATCGGCACGATCACCAGCGCCGACATCATCGGCGACGTCGATGTGCCCGGGACCGCCTCGCGCCGCGCGCGCCGCAACACGGTGATCCCGAAGGTACGGCTGGAGAGCCACGGCTGGCAGATGGCGCCGCTGAACGCGATCGCGATTCCGGACTATGTCGCGGTCGATGGCGGCAGTCGTCCGCGGGAGATCGAGTTCCCGCTGGTGCAGCAGGTCGACCAGGGCGCGCAGCTGGGCCTCTACGAGATCCTGAATGGCCGCGAGCTGGAGGGCATTCTTCTTCCCTGCAAGGCGACGATGATCGGCTACCGCCCGGGCGACTGCCTGACGGTCGACATCCCGGAGGCAGCGCTGGTCGGGCGCGATGTGGTGGTGCGCACGCGGGAGATCGACATGGGAACGGTCGGCGTGACCTTCACCTGCCGATCCGAGACCGCATCAAAGCACAGCTTCGTGCTCGGCAAGGGCGGCACGGCACCGCCGACGCCGGACCTGTCGATCCCGACGGTTGACCTGAGCGCGCCCGATGCCGCCGACTGGACGGCCAATGGGGCGGTGCTGAGCGCCAACGGCGTTTCCTTCCCGGCGGTGATCGTCACTGGCGCTGCCGACGACCGGCCCATGGCGGGCGTGCTGTTCGAATACCGGCGCTATGTCGCCGGTGCGAACTCCGAGACCGGCTGGAGCGGCGGGGGCATCGACGGCCCAGGGATCACGCGCAAGGAGATCACCAGCGTGACCTCCGACACGCAGTATGAAGTCGCGGTCCGCTACATGGTGGCGGGGACCTACAGCGACCGGCTGGTGCTCGGACCCGCAACGGCGGGCGTGTTCAGTGCCGCCGGCGGCACCCAAGCCGCGGTCGCGACCTCCTTCCCGATCGGGCTGACGATTGGGGCGGCCGACAGCGGCACCCTCACGATCAGTGCGCACACCCGTCGCTATACCGATGGCCATCCGGACGTTGCGGTCAACGGCGCCACGATCAACACCGGTCTTACGCCGGGCACGTTCCGCGCCATCGGGTATGACGACGAGGATCGCTCGGGCGGCGCGGTGGCCTACCAGCTGTTCGAGGACGACATCGATGCCCGTGCGGCACCGGATCACCCGGCCCGTCACTATCTCGGCTACGCAATCATCCCGACCGCCGGCAGCCCGCCAGCGAGCGGTGGTGGGGCAACCCCGCCGGGTGGGCAGTGCGTGACCACCGACACCCCGATCCTGATGGCGGATGGCAGCGAGAAGCTGGCGGGCGAGATCGTGGTCGGAGACCGCATCCGCACCCGCCATGAGCAGCGGCTGACCGACGTTGCGGGCGGCTGGGGCATATTCCCGGTCGAGGCGATCGAGATCGCAGACAGCGAGGATGTCTGGAAGGTGACGATCGACGGCCGCGAGCTTCAGGCGACCGGCAACCACCTCGTCTACACCGGCATCTGGCGGCCGATGCGCGAGATCGGTGCGCAGGTCGCGGGGTCGTACCGCATCGTGAAGATGACCGTCACCGACGCCCACACCTACGTCTCGAACGGCGTCCTCTCGCACAACATCAAGATGATGCAGCCGAACGAAGCCTGACCCCTGCCGGTCCGCCAGTTCTTCGCCGCCCGAGTCACCAGCGGCACGGGCATGATCATGTCGGCCTTCGACCAAGCCGTCGGCCGATGGGCAGCCCTACGACACTCACCACCCGGAGACAGCGATGGCAACGACTGCTCGCCTCGACCTGACGGTCTGGCGCAACGATGACGTGTTCGAATACCCGCTGCGCGTGCGCGGCCCTGACCTGTCGGGCGCAGACCTGCGCATGCAGGCCCGACTCCAGGGTGATACTCCTGGAGCCCCCGCGCTGGACCTGTTGAAGGTCACGAATGGCAATGCAGAAGGCATCCGCGTCGCCGGCGTGACGACCGTCGACGGGGTGAAGGTCAACGATGTCCGGATCCGGATCAACAAGTCGACGCTGCAGAACCCGGCCAAGTTCCCGTATGCAGGCGAGATTGGCGAGGCCTCCTGGCTGGAATACGCGCTTCTGATCGCAGGCCGGACGCGCCTCGTGGGCAAGATCTTCGCGCCGCCGCACGCCTATGGCAGCGACAACGCACCGACCGAGCGCCAGATCTCGTACGGCTCCAGTTCCGCTACTGCCATGCCTAGCGGAGGTGCCACCCTCACCATCGCGAATGAGGACGTTGCAGAACTTGTCATCGACGGGGCCGATATTCTCGACGGGTTGGCCGCGCAAAGCACGTCGTCCGCAGTGCGGGCAGAAGCTGCGCTCGCCGCTACGACCACCCTCCAGCAGGGCGTAGCCGCTACTGTCGCCGGAGTTTCCGGCTTCGTAGCGGGCTCAATCAACGCCACCGCGATCGTCGACCCCTCCCGAGCTTCGCTCACCGGCGTTGGCGCCGGTGGTGGGTTTACCCGGTTTGACGTTGTCACGTTTGGCGGCGCCGGCGTGACGGGTCCAGGGCAGGTAGATCAGTTCACCGTCTACTGCGAGCAGGCGATCCCGGGCGGCAAGTTCAAGATCGCCCGCCTGGAGGCTGACGGGACCTATTCCTTTGTCGGTGAGGTCACCAAGGACTTCCCCGCGGGCGAAAAGACGTACACGGCACCGGCCGACTTCACCGCAATTCCCATCACGCCGAATTGCGTCATGGGGGTCTATCAGCCGACTGCCGGCCTTTCCTTCGCAACACTCGCCGGCACGGCGGACGGCGTGAGCCTGTCGTTCCCTGGTGACTTCACGGGCTCCCATGTGGCTGCGACCGGTCGGGCTCCGCAGCAGTTCCAGTTCAAATGCCGCGTGCAGTTCGATGGTAGGACCGAAGAGGTCGGAAAGCTCCGCGCGATCGTCGGCGAGCCTATCGTGCGCACGGTCGGTCATTCGATCGTCAACGGCCCCGTCAACACGGCCAGCCGCGCCCAATGGCTGCTTCCCGTCACCGACAACGGCTATCTCTTCGCCCTTAACGCCTATGTCGGTCAGGCCGGCAAGTTCTACGCAGCGGCGTATGACGCATCTGGCAAGGTCATCTACCTGCAAGACTTCGTCGCGACGACCACCGGCCCGACGCGCTTTGTGCTGCCGAAGCTTATCGCGATCCAGGCCGGTGGGTTTGCCGGCCTCGGCAACGGCACCGGCAAAATGGCATACACCGATGGGGTCGGCAGCGATGTGAAGACGTCTGAGGATGGCCGACCGATCTTTGGGTCGAAGCCGGCCCGTACTTCGGTGGGCGTCACCATATCGTTCAACTACGAAATGGTTGCCAACCCCGCGACACCGCTCGCCCAAGCGACCGGCACCGCGGCCGCCGACGCTGACAGCGCACTAGTCAACGCGGACGCGATCCAGGCGTGGAAATCTCGCGTTGAAGGCGCCCTGTCTCGTGGCGAGCGGGCTATCGTCGCCATCGTTGGCGATAGCCAATACTCCTTCGAATACGGCAAGGCCAACATCCCCTTCACCCTCCGGATGCGCCGCAAGTACGGCGACGGCGGGCCGGGCTGGGTCAGCCCCTTCGGCGCCGCGCTGAAGGTCGACACCGGCTTCTATACCAAGGGCGAGACGGTGGTCGACATGACCGGCGGGGGGTGGTCGGCGTCGGCGCCATTGCCGACGCCCGACAGCGCCAACCAGCAAGGTTACACCAACTCCACGGCCGGCAGTTCGGTGTATCTCGACTACAGCGGCAAGGCGACGATCACGACGTTTGAATACCACCATGCTGGTGGCGGTGGAACGCTGTCGGGCACCTTCAACGACGACGCCGGCACCGCATTCCAGATCGTGCTGCCGTCCGCACCTGGCAAGATCGCGCTGCCGACGCCGCCCGCCGGGACGTTCCGTTTCCGCGCTACGATCGTCTCGGGAACGGCCACCTTCTGCGGCTTCAACGCCATGGCTGCGAGCGGCTTGGTCGTTCACAACCTCTCGGTCGGCGGGACGTCTGCTCGGCAGTGGGCGGGGCAGGATCAGACGCGCTGGAAAGCCGCTCTGGCCAATCTGGGGCCGCACGCCTTCGTGTTGTCAGCCGGGGGCAATGACGAGGGTGAGGGCCGTTCCACGGTTCAGTTTGTAGCCGATGAAACAACGCTTATCGGTACATTCCGCAGTATTGACCCAAGCATTGATGTGGTCGTCTCTATACGCGCGCAGACGCCGAAGGGAGGCGGCATTACGCTGCGGATGGCCGACTATGCCGCTGCGATGCGCAAGAACGCGGCATCGCTGCGCGTCGCCATGTTCGATGCGGCCAAGCGGTTCGGCACCGACCCGACCCAGTACAGCTTCAGCCCGACCGGCTCCAAGTTCGTCGCGCTGCAATCGGACAACGTCCACTTCAACCAGCTTGGGCGGGATATCTTCGTATCCGGCCCGTGCGAGCTGCTGGGCGCTTGAACGCGACGCCCGGAGCACTTCGGGCAGATAGACCTACGATGAATCCACTGCTCTCCAAGTGCCTCACTGGGTATGCCGCGCATCGGCTTCGGTGCCGGTAGCAGCCTATGGGAGGCCCGGCAGGCACATCGGCTGATAGCGGCCCGGACAAAGCCCTTCGATGTGCCACCTCACGGCGCTCATCGCGAAGACGACCATACCGGCGTTGACCAGGAAGCCCGTTACGCGCGTCCTCGGTCCGGGAGCTGGGCGAATGAGCCACGCGTACCCCGCAGCGAGGATGAGAAAGCCCGCGATCTGCACGCGAGTCGGCACGGTCCATACCTGACTTCGGGTGATGGCAGCCGCTGCGCCGAACAGGATGGCGTTCGGTAGATATCTAATCACTCGTAATCGCACGCCGCAGCCCTGCCGTCGAAACGACAACGCCGCAACCTCCGGCCGCAGCGATCGAGGGCAGCGCGTGCTGCACGGCGCACGACTTGAGGAGGAGAGTTCCCATGAACCCACTTTGGGGAATGTTCGCGGTGCTGGTTGGCACCTTCCTGCCCTTGTCGCTGACCCTCAGGGCGGCGGCGCAGGTGTTCCACGATCAGCACTATGGCCTCTGGCACCCGGTGAACGTCTATCGCTGGATCAAGATCGCGCTGATCGTCCCCGTGCTGGCGCTGATCAGCCCGGCCGGCGCGTACCTGATGTTCGGCCTCGGCGATGCGGAGATGACCGAGCGGATCGTTACCTTCCTCGCTTCGACACGTGGCGTGATCCTGGTGGTCTGCCTGCTGATCGCCGCCTTCATCGTCGACAAGGAGCGTCCGCGCATGATCGACCATCTGACGCGGCAGCCGACCTCGCGCGAGCACCGCACCCGCATCCAGTTCCGCCACGACACCATGATCGTGCTCATCATTCTGGGGCTCGCCCTGATCTCGGCGCCGTTTGTCTGATGGCCGGGCAGAATGTGGTCGCTGCGGCCGTGGGGCCGGCCGCAGTCGCGCTGCTTGGCCTCAACATTCCGATCGTGCCGGCGCTCTTCGGCGTCGCTGGTGTCGTGCTGGGCCGCTACATCGCGCAGTCGGTGCGCCGGGAAGGGGAGGAGCGGGTCACCAGTCGCGCGAACCTCGCGGTGACGATGCTGTTCGCGCTGGGCATGATCGCCGTCGCATCCGAACGTGAGCTTACGCCGTTCCGGGCGCTCGGGGTGGGCGCGTCGGCCGGCTTCCTGGGGCTCGGGCTGCTCGAGTTCGTCGCCTCGCAGTTCTACGAGCGCATGCGTGGCGCAATCGACGGGTTCTTCAACCCCCGCAAGTAACGGGCCGCCCCGGCTCTTCGTGTTGCTGCCCGATGAGCCAGGGCGGGAGCGGGAAGGGGGCCCCTCGCTCGCCGCCCGCCTAGGACCGGCGAGTTACGCGACGATTTCACCCGGTTACACTTGAAAGGAAGAGATCATGGCAACGGCAACTCCGCCGTGGCTTGCGGCTGCGCGTACGCTGAACGGCACGCGTGAGGCGGCAGGCTCGGCAAACAATCCGACGATCCTCGGCTGGGCAAAGCGGCTCGGCGCCAAGGTAGTGGGCATGGCCTACAATGCTGACAGCGTGCCGTGGTGTGGGCTGTTCGTCGCGTACTGCATGAAGGAGGCGGGGATCGCGCCTGCGCCGATCGCCGTGCGCGCCACGGCATGGTCAACCTGGGGCGTGCGCCTCCGGCCGGAGCGGCTGGCGCCTGGTGCGGTGCTGGTGTTCTCGCGCTCCGGTGGCGGGCACGTCGGCTTCTACGTCGGCGAGGACGCGGCCGCCTATCACGTGTTGGGCGGTAACCAGGGCGATCGCGTCTCGATCATGCGGATCGCGAAGGATCGGCTGGTCGCCTCCCGATGGCCGGCGGGTGTGCCGGTGATCGGCGGGCCGGTGCTGATGTCGGTCGCGAGCGTACCGCTCTCGAGGAACGAAGCGTGAGCTGGGCGGCCGCTGGCACCCTGCTACGCCGCCTTTGGTGGACGCTGCCGATGCTGGTGCTCGTCGGGGCGCTGCTCGCCACGCGGGCGACGCTCGCCGATCGCACCGCCACGCTGCGCGCCGAGCGGTCCGCCTGGACGTCCGCGCTGGATGACATGGAGCAGGCGCAGCTGGAGGCCGAACGCCGCTTCGCCAGCAACCTCGCGCAGGCGGCCACCAACTATGCCGACGGCTTGGCCGCGCGCCAGCCGATCATCGTCCGATCCACCAACACCGTGAGGGAATATGCGCAGACTGATGCTGGGCGTGTGCTGTGCCGCGATGCTGACCGGGTGCGCGCAGTCGACGCCCTCGATGCCGAGCTTGCCGAAGCTGCCGGATCCGCCAGCGGCGGCACTGGAGCCGTGCCTGCCGACGCCGCAGCGCCGGCAGGCGGACGGTAGCGCGACGGCTGCCGATGACGACGGGACGATACGGGACGCGCGGTTCGACTTGGCGGCGTGCGAGGCGAGGCGGCGCCTGTTGGTAGAGGCGTGGCCGCGATGAACTCACCGGAGCGATGACCCATCCGGCTCGCTCGTCGGCTCAATCGAAGTGGCGGCGGCTCGCCAGAAACGCCTGCACATCGGCAGCGTCCAGTACTGGCGCGAGGTGGAGATTCTTCGTCCGTTGAAGCCGCAGCAGCAGCGCGTCGAGGTCCGCAACGGTCAACCCGCTAGGCCCGTCAATCATCATGTTGTCGTCAGTATAACGCTCGCGGAAAGCGGCGAGACGATTAAACGCGGCCTGTTCATCCTGGGTCACAATCCGGGCGCTCCGTTCTCGCTGGCCGTCGCGACATGAAGTCGCACCCCGTAGCAGGAGCGACAACCGGCGACCGTGGCAGCGCAGCGTCCCTAAGTGGGACATTGCCGCCGCGTCATCCCTTACCCAACTCCCGCGACAGCAGCTTGATCCTGTTCCGGCCCGCGTTAACGTTCTGCGACCGCCCGATCTCGTTGGCGCAATGCAGCGACCGCCAGAACCAGATGAGGGTCGAGCGCTCCACGCCCAGGTCGCGGAGGTAGCGCAGGGCTTCGATCGTCTCGCCTGTTGCACCCTTGGTCTCACCGGCACGCTCAGCTGCTGCGTCTATGATCTGGAGGGCTTCGGCGGTGTCCATGGCACCGCGTGAAGCATGGGCGCGGCGTGTAGGAAATAGGGGTTCGCTCCCGGCTAGGTGCTTCTACTGATTGAAAGCCGCTGGGGGCGGTTTAGGCCAATGCCAGCCATCAGCGTTTCCAAGCGCACTCATGGCTAGGCTCGGCGGGTACCCCTCCCGCCGAGCCGCACCTACCCCTTGCCCGGCAGATCGCTCTCGAGCATCCACTCGCCCCACTTCTTCACCGCGCGCACCCCGCAGCACTTCGCGACCGCGGCTTGCTCCTCGCCTTCCTCGGCGAACGCGGACACCCATTCGTGGGCCGCGCCGTCGCACTGATAGGGTTCGGGATCGTCCGCCATGCGGGGGATGTAGGAACGCCAAGCCTCGGGATTAGGTCAGCAGTTGGGCTCTCGGAGCAATATCTCCGCCAGCTGTGCATCCCCCCACCTCACACGGTATGCTGCCGGTCGAGTTGCTAGGCTGGATCCGGAGCAGCTGAGTACGATTGCACCGACACAATATTTTGTACGGGATCGGCTGGAGCGATCCAGCCGCAGGGCACGGCTTTCCGCCATTTCTACCGCTGCTTCATGCCCACCTGCTACGCGCGAGCCACTAAGCGGGATTCGCGGGTGAATCGCCCGCCCATCGGGCCTATTATCGTGGCGGCGGCAACCAGGAAGTAGCCTGAGCCCCTGGTTTCTCCGCCATCTGGAGAAGCTTCTATGCGCGCTTCCCGCATACTCGCCCGCTGGTCAGCGATCGCCGCAGCGCTTGCGCTCTGGGCCGGGATCATTGTCGCCGTGACCGCGTGGTGAAGGGGGGGGGCACCACCGCTGCCGACGATGACGGGACGGTTCGCGACGGGCGGTTCGATCTGGCGGCGTGCGACGCGAAGCGCGGCTGCTCGTCGAGGCGCGGCCTCGGTAGCGGTGAAGCCGTTGGAAAAATCCCCACCTGCACAAGCGGGGGCTGGTTCAGGCGGGGAACTGCTCGCTTCCGGTTGCGCGCGATCATCAACGGGCCGCTCTGACGCTAAGTTCCGCGCCTGCGCCCGCATCTGACGCTTGCTGGCACCGCAGGGGGAGGCCGCTCGGGCGAGATCAACGGTCGTGCTTGCGGCGCTCGATCTCGCCCATCAACGCTTCAGTAGCGGGATCACCAACGTCACCGGCGGCCTGATGGTAGGCCTCCAATAGATCGTCATCATCCCGAGGCAGGAACGCCTTCATACCGGCGCCGATGTCGTACAGGTGATAGGCGTAATTTGAGCCCTTCCCGATTTCGCCCGGTACATCGCGGGAGACGGGTGGTTTCGTCACCCGCCGGTAGGCGTAGACCACGGCGGCGTCTTCGGTTTCCTGCCCGTCTAGGGGGCCGCCATAGATCGGGTAGCTAGGCTTATCTGGGTTCTCCTGCGTCAT